ACCCAGTAGATATATAACTATTGCTATCACCAATAATCCCAGAGGATACAATCGACGCCATATCATTTCCTGACTCCTTGATTAATTGTTTAATAAAATCTTTAACTGCCATTATTTATCTCCTTTCTCAAACTAAAAACTTTTTATAAGTACCTTTTAATGTCTTATATTCTAATTTATCTAAAGAAATATCTAATGCAATTACACCGTCTGGACTTTTTAGTAATTTATCAGTTGATACACATAACAACTTATAAATTAATGATAATTTTGGCTCTTGTCCAATACTCCAAGCTTGTTCCTTCCAATAATCCATAAAATCAGAAGTCAATTTATAAGTACCAGTTTTATTAACTTCTTCTTCCCACATTTCTAAAAACTTTTCAGCTACTTCTTTATAACCATTTCTAATACATAAAGTTGCCCATGCACCGATTGTTTTTCTTTGAGAATTAAAATCTTCAGTATTTGACAAAAAACTATCAATTATTTCAGAACCCTCAATTATATAATCTTTCCAGTCATTCCATTTCGTAACAGCATTAGTCATTGATAATCTTTTATCTTTAGTACGATTTAACAAATCTCCTAAAATAGCAGTTTGAGATGAAAGAGCTGAATTATCTTTTCTATATATTTCATCATGTGGGCGTCTAGGTTTACCAATAGCAGTATTAGAAAATGAATCTGGTGCTGCTCCCAATACAACAACAATATCATATTTTTTTGTAGGGTCTGAACTGTTAGCAATAAAAGTTAATCTATGTTGACTTTCAGTAATATTTCCTTTTGTATTAAAAATAACAGGATTTCCATCAAATTGCCAACCATCATCAACGACTGATTTTGTAATCTTATTTACTTGTGAAGGACACAACTTTCTATTATCGTTATTATGATAATCAAGAATATGTTGAGCCTCAACTGCTGTTATTTGAGCAGTAAAGGCACTTTGTTTATTTGATACTGGATTAAAAGAAAGAATATTCTTTACTTCTTTTTTTTCTACAACTTTTAAGTTTTTCATACTATACTCCTTAATTATTAATTAAAATTTTTCACCTCAAAAAAACGATTCTAAACTTCCAGTATTTTCACTTTTCCATCCAATAACATCCAATATATTTTTAACTGGCTGGAGAAATGATTTATCAAATTGCGTATCATAATCTATATATTTTTCTAAATTAAATTCTTTTGGTAAAACAGATGAAACTGCAATTACATTTTCACCAATTCTATTTGGCTCTTTAAGATATGCAAATTTAATCTTATCTCCATCTCGAATTAATTCGTATTTGTTTGTGAGATTGTGTTCTTTTAAGAAATGATTATAAAGTAAAACACCTCTTACATGAATTGGTGTAGCTTTAACATAAATATCTTTTGAAGATTTATACTTATCAAGGCCACGAACTGACCTCGGAAATGCTATTTCAGTAAAATTCAATTTCTTAAATATATTACGATAATCGTCAATACTCTTTACAACTGTTTTTTCATCTGTGGTAATAATTGTTTTAATCAACGATTGTAAATTATCACGACACCATTCGGGCGTAGAACTTCTTACGCTTTCAATACCCATTATCTTTAACTTGGGCTCTTTATATTTTACGCCTTCATTATCATAAACATTCAAGATATATCTTTTCTTTGCTGTCCATATACCTTTATCTGCAATTACTTCACGCTCCATGAACATTTTCTGTTCATAGGAATTTATATATGAATGAAGATTTTTATAGCATAAATGAATATACGGTTCAATTTTATCCTTGCAGACCGAATCCAAGAAGGCGACAATCTTAGTAGGTATTGCTCCTTCTTGAAACACATTATCAACCAATCTATCAAACGTAACATAAATGCTGTCTGTGTCGATTGCGATGACATAATCAATATCCTCCGTTTTCAAGAGTTTATTAATATACATATTTATATGTTTTTCAATCCATCTAATAGACAACTGCCCTGACATGGTAATAGCTTCTGCTTGTTCTGGTGAATAATAAAGAAAATATTGATTTGCAAGAGCTCCATAAGCACTATTTAATAATATTTTTTTCGACATTTGAATATTATTATATTTTGCTATATTATTAATCACTTTTTGTTTGTCTTTATAATCACCACTCTCCAATTTTTGCTGTTCTTTCAGCATTTTTTTCTTAAAAACAACTCGGTCATTATACATCTTTTCCATCAATTGTGGAAGAAAGCCTTGCTCATCTGTTTTAAAATATTCACCATTTGGTGTTACTGTCATATTATGTTCTTTGAGAAAGTTTGTATCAATTTCTTCATCAAGCAATAATTTAACATTAATCTCTTGTTTATCCATATCTTTGCATATGGTTTCTGGACTTATATTGTATTGTTGAATCAAATGTGGATATAGAGAATTTAAATCAAAACTCACAACCCACTTATGCAATCCAACATGAGGATCCTTAACATAACCACCTTCAATAGTTCTTGCTTCACGACCCTCCGATTTTACTGGAATAGCTATATTCTTTTCTTTGAGAAATCTGTATATAATACTCTCCCAAGTTTTAACAGGAGAAAATACATCTTCAAAATTAATGCCAGAATCATAAGCCATGGTAATTACTAAATCTAACAACTTCATTTTCTCATCAAGTTTTTTTACAATTTCAACATCTCTTATATTGTAATTAATAAACTTTTGATAATCAGTTTTATATAACTCATATCCCGGGATTTCATTTTGATCTTTACTAAGGCCTAATTCAACTTTACCAATATAATCTAAACGATATGATTCTCTAATTTTATAAGTATACTTTTTATATAAATCCAGATAATCTAAAAGAGAAATACCAGATATAGAATATGTTTGATTTTCTTTACCAGCAATGTTTATATTCTTTTCATATAAATTTTTTATTGGTGATAAAAATTTAGATTCAAGTCCTATTTTTTCTAATCTATTAACGATATATGGAATATCAAAAAACTTGCAATTCCATCCTGTAATAATATCTGGAATATTATCTGCCCACCAATTCAAAAATAATTCCATCATTTCAAATTCATGTTCACCTTGAAAATAATTTATATTCTTATCAGGTTGATCTGGTGTATAATCACCCGTACCAAATACAAAATACTTATCTTGGACACTACTATAAATTGTAATTGAAGTTATAGAAGAATTAGCTATACGAATATCAGGGAAACCATTTTCAATAGAAGTCTCAATATCAATAGTATAGATACTTATTTTTGTGGAATCCCATTTAAGATTAGGATATGTTTCTGTTATATATTGAGAAACATAATTACGATTACCAAGAATAGAATAATTTACCGTTCCATCATACGAATCAATAAATTCCCGACAGTCTTTAATTGAATCAAAAGTATGTGAAGCAAGAAGTTTATTATCTAAACTTTTGTAATTGGATTTTTCTTCGGGTGCCGGAAGATACAAGGTTGGCTTAAAATTAGAATAACCAGAGTAACATTTGCCCTTGTTATCTATTTCACGGGTATATATTCTATTCCCAATTTTAGCAACATATGTGTAATACTTCATAATATATATTATATCAAAAAAAATTCAAAAATACAAGGAACTATTACGGTACTACAATACCACTCCCAAAGGCTCTATTATATTCATTCGTAATAGTTTTACTTGGAGCTGCAATAACTGAAACTTGTTCTTCTTTTAATTGAAATTCCTTATCCGCTGAATATGGCATCCACGGACTAAAAGCTATCTTTTCATTATTCACGGGAATCATTACTACAGGATTTTTAATTGTATATGTTTCTTCATCAAACATACCAATCAATTCTTCACCACTTAATAACTTTACTATTTTAACATCCACAGCTTGTACCTCCTTGAAATCTATATTTTCACTAATATACTTGGAAAGTATACCACCACTAGTTGCAGATACAAACATTGTTGCACCCGCACAACCAGATAAAAATAGACTACTAACAATAATCCATCTACTTAAAAATGTCATTACTTATTTCAGTAGCACTATCCGACTCATTACTCGTTTTCATACCAACATTACCAATACTATATTTTGCTTGTAAATCCCATTCAGATTTTTCTGAAAATGGTAAAATTTTCATTTGTCGGATTGAAACCGTTGGTTGAGCTTTTTCTGGTATAACAATTTCCACTAAATCCCATTCGTGAAGAAGATTTACAACGGTGTTTCTGCGTTCAATATCATTCTCTGAAAGATTCGTTGGCTTACCATCTAAAGCAAACAATTCTTTAAAATGAACAATATAGTATTTACCTTGTTTGTGGAGTATATGGCAAGATTGATATAACTTCTTTTCCCTTCGTGAAGCTATTCCAATTCGTGTGAGAGTTTCTTTAACTTTAAGAAAATCATCATCTTCTTTTAATTTCACTTCAATCATATCATCCATAGTCCACTTAATAATATCTGTCATTGGCCTGTCCCTTTCAAATCATAAATTTATGTAGAAATACTACATAATATTTATAATATTAAGACATTCCACCCTTATTCAACTTACTCTTTATATAAGCTATATCACCATCAGTAAGGACTGATAATGCTGTTGTAGCTTTAGAATTACTATACTTGAAAAATTCCTTAACTAATTCTATATTTGCTAGTTTCTTCCCCTTTATCCAGAACTTCTTTGGGCGTTTTTTCTTCGGAATAGCACTTTGAAGAAAATCATAATGTAATTTCTTTTCAACATCAGGATATTTATTTATCTCATTAACAATGTGAATCAAATCAGGTTGATAAGATATGGAGCGATTTATCAAAAACTCTTTATAATCTTTCCGTTGCTCAATATGCTCATCATAACCTTCTTTTGTCATCAAGTCATTCGCATATTCAAAAGGGTTCATTCTTCCTCCTCATCAGGTGGAGCATCTGCACGATAATCTTTAAAATTTGCTTTCAAAGATTCATCATAAGGATCCCATTTTACATTTCTAAGAGACCTTAATGAAGGTTTTCTTTTACTAGGTCCTTTTTGCTCAGGTCTCATAAATTCTCTGCCATGTCTCCGAAAAAACTCTTGTTCAGCTTCATCATGTAAATCTTGCATCATCTTTCTTTGCTGTTCTTCCCAATGTCCTCGTCTATGGCGATTCATTCTCTCTCTAAATTCATCTATTCTTTTATCTTTTTCTTCGCGTTCTTCTTCACTCTGTTCGTCATCTTTTCGTTTTCTTATTTCTGAAATTTCTTTCTTCTTTGCATCATCTAAACTATCCCATTGTTTCATTAAAACATGATTTAAATTATTATAAATCATACCATATAATGTTTCATCTTCTAAAGATGCGGCTAAAGCTAAAACAAGCGAAAAAGTCTTATTTAAATCTTCTACATCACCAACATAACCATTTTCAGTTTCAGACATTTCACGGCTAACAACCTCAACTGTACCATCAGCACGAACAATTAACGCACTATCATCAGAATTTAATTTAATGTGTATATTGCCATCTTTATCTGGTTTTGGTTCTTCCATTGGTATTACCTCCCTTCATTATATATTTATAATATCAATTATAACCATTAGTAATCAAATCAACAAGATTTTCTTCAATACCAAGTGCTTTATCATCAATATAATAATCTGCTCTTATTTTTTCCATAACCAACGCATGATACTTAATATTATGTTTTCTCAATAAAGCCCTAGTTTCATGGAATATTGTATAGCTTCTTGCAGTATAAACAACAATAAAATAATGAGGATTTTCAAATAAAATATCTAATTGGTCAGCTACCTTTGTTCGTTTATCATTTGGTGGCCACCCACTAATAAGTGTATCATCTAAATCAAATGCCAAAACTTTCATCATTAGAAAAATCCCTCCAATGTTGCTCCCTCTGTTAAAAATCTGTGATTACATTCGGCTTCCCAATCTTTTGAAATATCATCAAACACTTTATCCAGAAACAGTAAATTCTCATATATTTTCTTTGGAAAAAACTCAAAATATATTTCTTTCATATCAGATTTTAAAATTCTTGTAACATTTTCAAGATATTCTAATTGTAAATATAAATTATGAAAAGCCATAGTCATGTTAAAATCTCTAAACACTACAATTTCTTTACCTTCTTTATTTTTCTTATATTGATTAAACAATGAATATGCATCATTTAAGTCTTTACATATTGGACAATGACAAGGCATCTTAAAATCTTTTGAAAGATTTTTATAACTAATCGTATTAGGCCAATTCATAGAAGCCATACCTGTTCCAGTAATATATCTTGCCTCAGTAAAGTACCCACCAAAAACAACAGTCCGATTCCAGTAAGTTGAATCATATGTTATTTGCATATCAATATTATGTTTATTTAACAACATTTGAAGATATTGAAAATAAATCATACTCTCATTAGATGTTACACCAAAGATATGAAATAAATTACATTTTGGCCTATCAAATTCACCATTCTTAATTAAGAATAATATTGCTGGTACAATCCTTCCTAAGTTTCCTCTTGTACCACCATATGCCCAACCTTCAAATTCATATTTTGATATTTCATCATACCACTTTTTAACTTGTGGTATAGTTTGGCCTTGAATAACATTTAATATTTTTGATTTAGAACTACTACGATTCTCTGCATAATGTTTTGCTGAATTAACAGATAAATCTAAACACTCCTGATAATCTTTATAAGGTGATACTGGTTTACCTTCTCTTTTCATTCCCAATGTAAATGTTGGTCTATCTAATATTGGAAATATATCACCATTTTCTTCAGACCACTTCAAAGCTACATCATCTGTATATTTTTTATGATTAACAGTTTTATGTGCTAACTGATAACCACCACTATCAACAAACACTTTAGCACTCTCTGATTGAATCTTTTTTCTAAAATCTTTTTTATTGTGTTGAGTACCAGCTGAAATTAACATAAAGTAATTCTTGAAATAAGAATCACTATCATGTTTATAAATTCTCAATGATTTCTTTTTATCAAAAGCTGATTGATATTTTGTTTGTATTGCAGTATCATCATTCTCCAACAAAGTCATTAAACCATCACTATATGCTGGAATAT